ACCGGCCGGTCAAGGTCGGGAACGTGAACGGGGCCGGGGCCGCCGCCAACGGTGCGGGCCCCCCGACAAGGGCCCGCAACTCGGTGCCGGCGGTCATCGGGGGCCGCCCAACCCGGCCAGGACCACGCCGCCGCGGCGGCGGTCGTAGCGGGTGATCAGGTCAATGACGGTGCGGGCCACATGCTCGGGGTCATAGGCATCGTTCACGGTGAGCACATAGGTGTTGCCGGCCGCCGCGGCGGTGCGGCCCGCGGCGGTGCCGGCCGGCTCGGCCAGGGCCGCCGCCGAGGGGGCGAACGTCCGCCGCCGGTAGGCCGACATCGAGCTCGAGGTCGGCGTCGAGTACACCGCCGCGGGCGGGGCCACGACGGCCACCGCGGGTGCCTTGATCCCGGCGGCATCCTTGGCCTTGCCGATGAGTTTGCCGAACCATCCGATAACGCTCGAAATCATGCCGATCAGGCCGCCGATCGCCTCGGCGATACCGGAAAACACCCCGGCCAACGAACCCAACGCCGAACCCATGATCTTGCCGACCGCATCGAACAGCTTGCCGGCCAGGAACCCCGCCAAATCGAGAATCGGGGTAATCACCGACAAAATCGGGTTGAGCAAATCAACCACCAACCCGATCAACAGCATGATCGGATCGAGTAGCGGCAACACGGCCTCGAGCAATTTTTGCAACGGCGGCAACAACGGCAACACCGCGTTGAGGGCGACGTTGATCAGTTTCACGGCCAGGTCGGCCAGTTGCGGCAGGATCGGCAACACCGCGTTGAGCACCCCGGTGATCAGTTTGGCCAGGGGCGGCAACAGGGTGTTGATCAGTTGCATGATCGGCGGCAACAAAATTTTGAGGGCACCCATCAACGCGCCGATGATCGGGGTCAACGCCTGCATCGCGGCTTGCACCAACGGCACCAACGCCGCCCCGATTTGCGCCAATAGCGGCATCAAAATTTTGAGGATCGGTGAGAGGTTGGCGGCGACCATCTGCACCAACGCCACGATCGGGGGGGCCAGGGCTAGCAACGCTTGCGTGAATACCGGTAGCAGGGCGGTGGCGATCGTGGTGATGATCGGCAACAGGCCGGTCACGAGTTGCACGATCAGGGCGGCGATCGGCGGCAGGATCGGCAACAGGGCGGCGACCAACGCCGAGAACGCCGCGACGATCGGCGGCAACAGGGCACCGAGGGCGGTGAACGCCGCCGAGATCACCGGCAACAGGGCGGTGACCAATGTGGTGATCACCGGCATGAGGCCGGTGACCAACTGTGTGATCAGGGCGGCGATCGGCGGCAGGATCGGCAGGATGGCATTGACGAGGCCCATGAACGCGGCGACCAGCGGCGGCAGGATCGTCCCGATGGCGGCGAATATGGCGGTGAACGCGGGCCCCAACGCAATGATGATTTGCCGGGCCACGGGTAGCAGCTGCCCGAGCAGGGCCGCGCCGAGTTGAATGACCTGTTGAATGATCGGCACGATGACCGGCACCAACGGGGCAATCGCGCCGATGACGGCCTTGAACAGGCCGACGAGTAGCGGCAACACCGGGGTGAGGCTCGAGGCCAACGTGACGGCCAACGAGGCGACGGCCTTGAGGATCACCCCGCCCAACGCCGCGGCGAGCTGCACAACCACCGGGATCAACGGGGCGAACCCGGCGACGAGCATCACCGCCGAGGCCGCGATCTGTTTGAACACCGGTGCCAACCCCTTGAGGATCGGTTGCACCAATTTGAGGGCGTCGGTGAACGCCCCGGCAAACAATTTTTGCAACTCGGGTGACGTTGCGATCAGGCCGCCGATCGCCGCGACGAGTATGCCGACCGGCCCGGACAACCCGCTCAACAGGGGCCCGATCACCGGCAACGACGAGGCGAGGCCGCCGGTCATCGCCGCCGCCCCCGCGGTCAACGCCCCCAACGCGGGGGCGAACCCCTTAAGGGTGTCGATCGCCTTAGAGGCGTCCAACCCCTTGAGGGCCCCCGATATTTTGTCCATCATCGGGCCCACTTGGGCCAGGGGCCCGGCGAACGCCTTGAGCAACGCATCCATCACCGGCTTGACGAGCCCTTGAATGCCCCGCAGGATGTCGGCGAGTTTGTTGCCCCAATCGACGGCCAACCCGCCGCCCTTGGCCGAGATGAACGGTTCGACCAACGCCGAACCGATATCGCGCATGGCCCCCTTGATCCGGTCGGTGGTGCCGGCCCACGTCTGTTTGACGTTGGCCGACGCACCCTTGAACTTGATCCCCATTTGCGTGGTGAGGGCGTCCAACGCCTTACCGGCATCCAACGAGCCCTTGGTCACCGATTCGCGCACCGCGGCGGCGGTCGTGCCCATGCCCTTGGCTATCAGGGCGGCGGCGTCGATGCCTCGGCCGCCCAACTGATTGAACACGTCGGCGGTGATCTTGCCGGTGCCCTGAATTTTCGAGAGGACATCGACGATGCCGGCAATGTCATCGGATGAACCGCCCGTTGCCGCTACGGCATCCTGTACCGCGCCGAGGATTGGAATGACCTTATCGGTGGCGATCCCAAACCCGAGCATTTGTTGAGTGGCCGATATGAACGCCTGTTTAGGAAACGGCGACGTTTTTGCAAACGCCGATATTTGATCCATCATCTTCGAGGCGGCGGCACCCGAGCCCAAAATTGTCTTGAATGCCGCTAGGCTCGTCTGTTGCAACGTGTTATAGGCGATACCGGTTTTTATGGCCGAGGCCGCGACACCGACACCCGAGGCAACAACCCCGGTCCACACGGCGGCAACAGTTTTCGTGACACCGCCGGCGACCTTGGCCAACCCCGACAACGCCGAGCCGGTGGCCTGAATCGCCGAGATACCGGAGACGGCATTACCAACGATATTGACCCGTAGCGTTGCGTTGCCGGCCAACCCCGTCACCCCTTCCGGTGTGCCTCGATGATTACCTCGACCATTGCCTCGTATTCGAGCAGGGTGACGGCCCGCATATCAACCATCGACATCCCAAATATGTAGGCGACCTGTGCCCGTACTTTTATGCGCTCACCCCTTCCGGCTCGGCCGCCGTAGGGTCGGCGGTGTCGGCGTCGGGGTTGAGCAGGCCGGCAACCTGTTTGAGCGTCGTGCCCTTGAGTACCTCGTCGGGGGTGCGGGTCGAGCCGGTACGCCGCTCGGCGGCCCACATCGCCGCCGCCAGTTGTTTGGCCTGATTGGCCTCGGTGAAATTGTGTCCGGTTGCCGTCTCCCACTCGTCGATTTCACCGAGGGTTAGATCGTCTGCGCTGAAACTCATTTCGGTTGCCTATCTGTCGGGATGGCGGGGGTTGAGGGGCGGCTCGGCCCGGACGGGGGGGTCAGCGGGTCGAGCCGCCCATTGCATCGACGATCCGCTCGAGATCGTCGGTGTATGCGCCGAGCCACCGTGACTCGGATGATGCGGCGGCGTCGGTGATGAACGGGTTGGCGGGCACCCCGATGCCCCTCGAGGTACGCCACCCCCAATGCACCGGCATCGAATACTTGACCCGCGGGGTTGAGATCGTGGCGGTGCGGGCCGCGGTGTTGCCCTTGATCGAGGCCGCCAACCGGCCGGATCGGCGGGGGGCCCGGGCCCGGGCCGCATCGGCCACGATCGTCGCGGCCCGGGCGTTGGCGGCCTTCATATCCTCGAGGGCCCCCTCGGCCTGCCGGCACGCCCGGATGAGTTGGGGCAGGCCATCTATCGCAACCGATTGGCCCAACCCGCCGCGGGCCATCTATGCGGCGTCCCCGGCCGCCCACGCCGCACCGTCCCAATGGTTGTGTTGGGTGTCGGCGGTGGCCACATATTCACCGGTGGCCCACGCGGTGGCCGGGGTGGCCGTCACCGAGGCCAGGGCACCGAGGTTGGCGGGGGTCGTCGAGCCGCCCGGGGTGAAAGTGCCGGGGGTGCCCGAGGTTGCCCCGGTTGCCGCGACGGCACCGCCGCCCGAGGTCGGCCAGGTGAATTCGGGATCGTCGGGGATGGCCCAATCGAAGTCACGGGTGATGCGGGTGTTGGTGTCGCCGCCGATGCCGAGGAATTTGACGTCAACGTTGCCGGTGATCGTCAAATCCGATTTGTCGTTGGGGGTGAACGTGAACGGTTGCGTGGTGCCCTTGTTCACATAGGACCACTGTTGCATACCGGTGGGGGCGTCGAAATCTTGAATGAGGGTGCCCGTCATGTGCCACGGCCCCTCGGATGTGCCGCCGCCCGCGGTATCGCCGCACAAGGTTGTGACGATATCCTCAGAATCGCCGTCCTGTTGTTCGATGACGAAATTTGTTACCTGGCAGGCGAACTCGGTGCCGGTGCCGGGGGCCCCGCCGAGTACCAGCGTGCCCTTGAGTAGCCGAGAATCAACGATGGTCATAACCAAACCCCTTTAGACAGATTTAGACAGTGGTGAGGGTGATGCGGAGGGCCGGCAACACCGCCGAGCCGGCCTGATCGGTGGCCAGGGATACCGGCTCGATGTCGGTGACGGCCCCGACCTGTAACAGGGCATCACCAACGGCCTCGGTGAGGGGGTCGGCCTCGGCGATCGTGGCCGACGCCGAGCCGCCCGGGAGGGTGACGTAGCAATGCCAGGTGATCACCCAACCCGAGGCGATCGGTTGGGAACCAACCCACACCGGCCACGCCATACCGGCCGAGGCGACATCCGGCGGGTACGCCTGCCCGTCACACCCGGCACCGGTGAGGGCGTCGGCCAAATCCTGCCGGGTGATCACCCGAGCACCATTGACCTAATCGGTGCCTCGGTGCGGGTGATCTCGGCGTCCGTCGAGGGCAGGCGGGCCGGGCCGTATTCCGACTCGGTGGCCATCATCCCGAGCGGCAGGCCGCGGGCGGCAACGACTCGGGCCACCCGCCGAAACAAACCTTCGACGGCCACCGCCGGATAGGCGTCGGGATCGTCGGGGATGATGCACACCGCGGCTTGTGCGGCGAGTTCGGCGGCATAGACCCGTTGCAACTGTTCATCTGACAACGCCGCCACCGGCACGCCGATCCATTGGCGTACCTCGGCCAGACTCGGAACAGTTGCCACGGGCCGGCCCTCACTTACCGGTACGGGCCGGGGCGGCCTCACTCGAGCTCGAGCGGAGGGGCGGCGGCGGGGTGGCGGTGAATTTGGTGAACGCCGCGGGTTTGGTGTTGAGGAACGCCCCGTATCCGGCATAGCCGACGAGTTGGCCCAACACATCCGGCTCACCGACTTGCATCAGGCCGTCAATGTCTTCATACCATTCGGCGAACCGGGCCGGGCCGAGCAACGCCTCGGACATCGGGAGGTTGCCGTCAACGACGATTGTGAGCCCCATCATGTTGCCGGTTGTGCTACCCGGTGACAGTGAGGGGAACAGGGGCCCGCCGGTGGCCGGTGAGAGCAGGCCACCCAACCCGCCCCACACATCCGGGGCCACCCATAGGGTGTCAGGCAAAGTGTTGCCCTTGCCGGGGCCGATCGTGCCGGCCGCCGCCGAGTAGATCGCCGAATACCATGCCGCCCCGGTGAACTCGGCCAACGGCACGGTGTTGGTTACCGACGCCGAGAGCAGGGCCGCCGCATCGGCGTCCGTCTCCTCGGCGTACACATCGGAAAAATCCTGATAGAGGATCGTCAAGATTTGCGGGTTGGACCACTTGACATCTTGCCGGCTCACGTTCACGTGACCGGCATAGGTTGCCGCGGTCACCGGCAATTTACCGATCAACATTTTCTGTGACTCGGTGCGGTCTTTCTCGGCGGCTTGTTTGCCGATGGCAACGTGTTGGGTGATCGTGGGCCGGTCAAATTGGCCGGCCGGCAACGGGCGGGCCCCAATCGAGGCGATCACCGGCCGGTTGCCGTCGAGATCGGAAATCAGCGGGCCGAGGATCGGCCGCGGGATGATGCCCGGGTTGTCCGCGGTCGTCTGGTGTTTCGTCACGGTGTCGCGGTCGAGGTACTCGACGAGCCGGCCGAGTTTGGCGATCGCCTCGGGATCACGGGCCGTCTGCGCCCGGTGCACCGTCATGGCGTAGTGGCCCGGGGTCGGGAACTCCCGAGCAATGTCATACGCGGGCGGCTCGGTGCGCACCGACGAGCGGCCGGGGCCCGAGGCCGGCCCGGTGCGGGCCCGCAGGGTGCCGACCTTGGCGGCGTCGGCCTCGATCGACTCATAGTGTTCGATCGACGCCGAGAGCTCGGCCATCCGGCCCCGATCCCGCTCGACGAGTTTGCTTTCGGCCTCGGTGACATCCCGATTTTCGTCGGCGGCCCGATCGACGAGGGTGTCGATGCCGCCCTTGATCTCGTCGAACTGTTCGTGCAAGCGGTCCAGATATTTGCCCATAGCAAACGCCTTCCATCCATGCCAACAAGGGGGGGGTGATTTGTTGGCCGGGTGGCGGCTCGGGCGGGATGTCCGGGGGTGGCGGCTCGGTGGCCGGGTGGCCCGTGGCACCCCCGCAACTGGCACGGGTGGCGGCTCGGAAATACTGCCCGACACGATAACACCCCGAAACGCCCTACGGCCCGCACAGGGGCGTCCTGTACGGGCCGTAGGCGTGTCGGCGGCGGCGGGCCGGGGTGATCTATCCCGGGTTAACGGCCGAGTATCCGGTTGGCCTCGGCCACGGCGGCGGTATGTAACCGGGCGGCCTCGGCCGCCCGGGCATCGGCGGCCTCGTCGGCGTCGATCTCGGCCAGGGCCGCGGCCAGGGCCGCGGTCAACGCCTCGGCCTCGGCCCGGGTGAGCGATATTCGGGCGGCGGTGTTGCCGCCCCGGCCATCGGCCGCGGCGATCCCCACGGTATGAGAGGGCAGGCCGCGGGCCACATCGGCGGCCGAATGGCCCGAGCGGTGCCACTGCACGGTGATCGGACCCTCGGCCCACACATCGGCGTGAATGATCATGCCGATACCTGTTCCCGGCCGCACCGGGTGCACACCATGACATCGGCCCCGTACACCGCGCCGAACGAGTGCCTAAACCGGCCACAATCGGCCGGGGCCCGCTCGTCGAGCTCGGCTACACCGTTGCGCTCGAGGTAGGCACGGGCGGCGGCGGCGGCGGCATCGACATCGAGGCCGCCCTCGGTGACGAGCTCGGCCGCCAACGT